GCTATTTGTGAAGTATTTTTAAATAGTGCTATATATGGTACTGGTATTGGAAAAATAGTTGTTAAATCTAATATGGAAAGAGCACCATCTGAAGAAACTATAGATGGAACTGCTGCAAAAACAAGAACAGTTATAGAATATCCTATAGTAGATGTTCATGTAGAGCCTATATCACCAAAAGAATTTCTTATTGATCCATCAGCTATTTCAATTGACGATGCTTTAGGTGTAGCACATGAAGTTATTAAACCTAGATATCACATTGTTGAAGGTATAAGATCAGGATTATATAGAGATGTACCTATAGATGGAGATTTTCAAACAGTAAAATTTGGATATGACCCTGAAACTAAACAAGCAGACGAATCTGATTCAGTAAAAATTACTGAATATTGGGGATTAGTACCAAAAAGATTTTTAAAAGCTAACAAAGATAAAGATGATTTTGAATATACTAAAAAAGATGAGTTAGTTGAAGCAGTTGTTACTATGTGTAATGACGAACATATTCTTAGAGTTGATGAAAACGCCTTTATGATGAATGACAGGCCATTTATTTCTTATCAACATGACATTGTTCCTAATAAATTTTGGGGCAGAGGTGTTTGTGAAAAAGGATATAACCCACAAAAAGCATTAGATGCTGAAATGAGGGCAAGAATAGATTCTCTAGCGTTAACAACTACACCAATGATGGCTGCTGATGCCACAAGATTACCTAGAGGCGTAAAGTTTGAAGTGAGAGCAGGAAAAACTGTTCTGACCAATGGTAGTCCACGAGATGCTATCATGCCTCTCGACATGGGTACAACAGATCCTAATACATTCAATCAGGTTGCCTCACTTCAAAACATGATACAAATGGGCACAGGTAGTGCCGATACAGGTGCAGCACAAAATGATACTGCTAGTGGTATGTCTATGATGCAAAGTGCTGCTATCAAAAGGCAAAAACGCACATTAATGAATTTTCAAAACACTTTTCTTATACCGCTTATAAATAAATGCATGTGGAGAAAAATACAATTTGATATTGATAGATACCCTGTAACTGATTACAAATTTGTGCCTTATTCTACTATGGGTATTATGGCAAAAGAACTAGAAATGCAACAAATGGTACAAATGTTACAAGCTATACCTAAAGATTCGCCCGCTTTTAATGTTATTTTACTAGCAATGTTCCAAAATTCATCTATTCACAATAGAGATCAAATTGTTAATGCTCTAATGCAAGGAAATCAGCCAGATGAAAACAGAGAACAAATGCAAATGCAATTAGAACAAATGCAAATGCAACAATTACAAGCCAATGTACAAAAAACTATAGCAGAAGCTAAAGAAGAAGAAGCAAAAGCTATATTACATCAAGCTGATGCAATGAATAAACAACCAAATGATATTGATTTACAAGAAAAAATACTTAAATTGCAAAAAGATCAAATTAGTCTACAAAAACTAATGGCAGATATTGAAAATAAACGATCTGAAACAGCAAGAAACATACCAGAAATAGAACATTTAAAATCTGAAACTATTTTAAATTTAGCTAAAGCTAGAGAGGCTGGAATGCCAAGACAAATTAAACAACAATTACAATAATTAAATTTAATATGTGGCATTAAAATAAAATGGCAAAAACAGACGAAAAATTCTTAGAAGATAGGCTAGGAATGACTGAAACACATGGATGGTTAGATTTAATACAAGATTTACAAAATTTAGAAGAAAGTATTGCCAAACTTGACAATATTAATTCTGAAAAAGATCTTTGGGAAGCCAAAGGTCAGTTGCGTATACTAAATTGGATAATAAATTTAGAAAATGCGACACACCTAGCGTTGGAAGAACTCCAAAACGGAAATCCAACATAATTCAAACTTCATAACCCTGAAAAGGGCGGAGAAAACACAATGAGTGAAAGTATAGTAGTAGATGAAACACCTTTACAAAGTGAACCCATAACAGAAACACAGGAAGAATCTTCTTTAGACGAGTTTTCAAGTCAAAGAAATATACAAGAAAATTCAGAGCCAGAACAAATACAAGATGTTGATGGCAATCAAGATATTCCTGAAAAGTATGCGGGTAAAACAATGGCAGAGGTTATTGAAATGCATCAAAATGTCGAACAGGCATTAGGTAAGCAAGGAGCAGAACTCGGAGAACAACGAAAGCTTATGCAAAGTCTAATTGAAGCACAAAATAAAGTTGCTGAAACTACTCCACCAGAAGAATCTGTAATACAGGAGGACAACTTCTATGACGATCCAGTTTCGGCTGTAAATAAAGCCATAGAAAACCACCCTGATGTTATAAAGGCTAGAGAAGAAAGAATGGGTAACATGCAAAAGCATAATTTGGAAGCTTTAGAAAAAGCATATCCAGATTGGCAAAAAACTGTTCAAGATTCTTCTTTTCAAAAATTTATTGGTGATAGTGAAACTCGTACAGAAATGTTTAGAAAAGCTGATTCCGAATATAGATCAGATTTAGCAATAGAACTTTTTGATTGGTATTCTAAAACTAGAATTACTGGTGCAACAAAAGAAGCAGAAGCTGAAGAAAAATCTAAAATTGAAAAAGCAATGAAAAAAACAACTGGCGAAAGTAGATCATCTGGAGAGTCTGTAGGTGGAAAGAAAGTTTACAGGCGAGCTGATTTAATCAACTTGCAAGTAACAGATCCTAACCGATATGCAACACTTGCTGATGAAATTCAGGAAGCATATGCAGAAGGCAGGGTTAAATAATAATACTATAACAGGAGAAGTAAAATGGCTTTGGGTACAAACCAAGTAACGACTTCAGTAGCTAATAACTTCATCCCCGAATTGTGGAGTGATGAAGTAATAGGTGCATATAAGTCAAATCTAGTGGTTGCTAACCTAGTAACTAAGCTATCTCACAAAGGTAAAAAAGGCGATACTATCTATATCCCTGTACCTGCGAGAGGAAGTGCAAGTGCTAAAGCAGCAAACACACAAGTAACACTATCAGCAGCTACTAACACAAAGGTAACTGTGTCTATCGACAAGCACTACGAATACTCAAAATTAATTGAGGACATCGCAGAGGTACAAGCACTAGCAAGTATGCGTAAGTTTTATACTGACGATGCTGGTTATGCTCTTGCCAAGCAAGTTGATACTGATCTTTTTGCTCTTACAGAAGGGTTTCAAGGTGGTACAGTAGGTGGTGCAGCAGCAGCATCTTTTGAAAAAGCTGTTATCGGTTCAACTGGTGCTACTGACTACACAGGTAACTCATCTAACGCTGCTGACATCACAGATGCAGGTATTCGTAGAATGCTTTTGACTCTTGATGATGCAGATGTACCAATGGACAATCGTGTAATGGTAGTTCCACCAATCTGTGCTAATGACATGCTTGGAATCAATAGATTTACAGAGCAGCAGTTCATTGGTTCTGGTGATGCTATTCGTACTGGTAAGATTGGTCAAATCTACGGTGTTGATGTTTACATTTCATCAAACTGCCCTTCAGCAGCAGGTAACTCTGGTGCAGATAGAGTAGGTACTTTGATGCACAAAGATGCTCTAGTTTTAGCAGAGCAAGTTGGAGTGCGTTCACAAACACAGTACAAACAAGAATACTTAGGTGATCTTTTCACTTCAGACACTATTTACGGTGTAGCTGAGTTGAGAAACGATGCTGGTGTAGCTTTTGTTGTACCTGGTACTTAATAGTTAATTAAGTTGTAACCCCTTCTTACGAGGGGGTTATTCTGAGTTAATTAGGAGTTTACATGCCTTTCTACGATTTTAAGTGTGAAGATAATCATGTGAGTGAAGAATTACGCTCTTATGATGAAATGAAAATGGGTATCGAATGCCCTAAATGTGGCAAACCTGCCAAAAGAATTTACTCAATTAACGATGTCAGACCTAGTTATGGATATGAAATGACTAGATTTGCTATGAGAGAAAAGAAAAGACTAAGCAAGGATAAATTTAATGGACATATTTGAAGATACTACAGGCTCAGACTCTACAGATTTGCTTGAAATAGATCGCTTTAAAGCAAAGATACAAGAGATATGGACAAGGATGCTTACTGAGTGTTATTCGCATTACTATGACGAGGATGATGAAGATAGTCCTTCTATGGATGAGTTTATGGAAGCTAATGCCCTTAAATTTGCTAATGACCCTGAACCTGTAACCGAATTAGACACCCTTATGGACATGCTAGATGGTCTTATGGATGAGGATGAAGAATTAGAAAGTGTCCAGGCAGAAGGTAAAGCACCAACTTATGGCGGTAAACAACTATCTTCTCACAATGAATCAAGCAAAACGGAGAAAACAAATTATGAATATAACCACAAAAGCACAAAAACTCCAAAAGAGTCTAGTTCTGGAGTTAAAGGTGGTTCGTATGTGGGTACGCCTACAGTTCAAATCAGTAAAAGAAAAGATGCAAAAGTTATTACAAAGTATTCGCCACTTGTTAAAGAAATTAAAGACGAACTCATAGCTTTAGCAGAAAGACAAAAAATAGGTCGCAGAAAAATGAGGTTTAGACTCTAATGGCGAAATTGCAATGGAGAAAGCAAAAAACTCTAGCTATGCTTGCCAACAGGAGGCAATTTCAAAGAGAGTTTGATCCTGATGAATCTTCTGCTCAAGAAATAGAACTAGAACAAGGTGGTTATCTTGTTATTGAATCTTCACAAGCAAATACACCTAACTACATTATTACGGAGTAAATATGGCAACAACTAAAGTATCAGCCTTATCAGCAAAAA